GGTATTGCTGGTATAAAGATATACAACGCTTTAAACGTTAGTACTCGTTTTTTACCTAAAAATTATGGTGATTCGTTAAAATTCATTATTAAGGGTGTCAACCATAAATTACAAGATAACGATTGGGAAACAACCATTGAAACCGTAGTAATCGCATATAATGGAGATGGTGGGAAAGATACATTAACTTACCAAGATATTAAAAAACAAGTGGATAAAGTCATAAACGAAGCCGCTCAAGATGTAATAGCAGATGCAAGGGTAAATGTTTTTAGCTCTAGCGTAATACAAGGAGACACATCAGATATAACTTGTGAAGTAGGAGCGGATAGTGGAGTAGTAGACGGATATAAACAAGGAAAACGTTACAAGATACGCTTATGTAATGTTCAAGGAATCAGAGTAAATTCTCAAATAGCTACTAGACTAAATAATATGATAAACGCTGCTAAAGCAGACGGTATAACTCTTAGAGGAAGCGGATATAGAAGCTTACAAGGTCAAATAGAAGCAGGAAGAGCAAATGGATGTCCTGCTAATTGGACAAACTCTGGACAATGTAGAATACCAACAGCACCTCCTGGATACTCAAATCATCAAATGGGATTTGCAGTTGACTTTCAAAAGAATGGGGTTAAAATTAAATCAAGTTCTGCTGAATTTAAATGGTTAACAGCAAATGCTGGCCGTTTTGGATTCTATAACTTACCAAGTGAATCATGGCATTGGTCAATAGACGGAAAATAAGATATTTATAACAAATGTATTTACCTGCGTCCCAAATAAAACCAAACCTCTACACAAACGGAGGAGAATATGTTCTATCTACTACAAAAGAAGAATATAAGGGATATTACTATCAAGCTTCAAACGGAAACGCATATACAGGTAAAACACCACAAGACGGATTCAACATACTCCTAATAAAACCAACAACAAACAAATATTACGCACCACAAGAAGGAACCGAACCAGAATCAACCCAAATACAATACATAGAGCCAGACCAATATAAAAACCCAGCTCCTATAACAACACGAAGTATACCTCCATACAGCATAACAAAACCAACACCCGCTGACGAACAAACAGGAGCATTCACACGTTATTTCTGTAAAAAAACAAACGAAAATATTTATTTAGAAATTAACAGAGAAACATACAACCAATTAAAATCTAAAGATCCTAAAATAGCATGGGATCTATACACACCTCAATCTCTTGTCTGGTATATAAAAGGTGATAAAGAAAAAGTTTATACTACAAACCGAAACCTTACTTTACTTTTAGAACAGCAACAGCAATGGTATGGTTTTTCTCAATATTTGAAAGAGGACTTTTCAAAATATTTGGTATCTTAAAACCTAATACATATACTTAAAGTATGTATTGGCTAATAGAAGATTTAAGTAAAATAGATGTATTTTGTAAAATTAAACATAAGGAAGCTTATATAGAAGTAATCCCAACATCTAATACATTACACCCTGTAGAAAACCAAGTATGTGCTGTATATATAAGACCATTACAAGATAGTAAGGGATATATCATAGCAGCAAACCACAGTGAAACTTTAAACATATCTATAGAAAAAATACAAGAAGTTATTAGCAGTATAGAAAAAATATATGTAAGAGATAAAAAAGAATTCCTACATTATTTCATTCATAAGCATGCCATCCACCCCACCCCAACTCCCCGTCCGTATATACCTACTTTAACTAAAGCTCACGAGCATTTATATAAATTAAACAGGAATGTACTAGATGTAAACACTATGGTTCCTATTGTTAAACATTACGAAGTATGTGAGGAAAACTTTAAGGAATATAATTTTAAAGATCCCAATCCATTCTACTCAAATAAAGCTTCCATCGTATTCAACATGATAGAAAGCAATGGAATTAAAGTAGATCCGGCGTTATATAAACACTACTTTGATAAGGACACCGAAGGATATGTCTACACACAGTACAATTTAAATACAACAACTACTCGCCCCTCAAACACGTATGGGGGAATTAATTTTTCAGCATTAAATAAAGATAATGGAGAAAGAACATGTTTTATACCGCGCAATGATATTTTCATTGAAATGGACATTAGCGCTTACCATCCTACTTTGCTTGCCAATTTATTGGGCTATACTTTTGACAGTGATGATGTTCACCAAAGCTTTGCTAATATGTATGGAGTTGATTACCAAAAAGCAAAAGAAATCACCTTTAAACAAATGTATGGAGGTATCTGGAAAGAATACCAAGATTTAGAATTTTTTAAGAGAGTAATAGCCTATACAGATGATTTATGGGATACATTACAATACCAGGGATATATTGAATGTCCGATTTCGAAACACATATATAAAAGGGATGAATTGAAAGACATGAATCCACAAAAACTTTTAAGTTATGTTTTGCAAAACTTGGAGACAGCAAATAATGTCCTTATACTATGGGATATCTTAAAAATTTTAAGAGGAAAAAACACCAAATTAGTTTTATACGTTTATGATTCGTTTTTATTTGACGTTGATAAAAGTGAATCTGAAACAATGATAAAGATATTAGAGGTATTTGACAAATATAAATTACAAACCAAAATTAAAAAAGGTACAAACTACAATTTAAAAACAAACAGTTATGCTTAACACTTTGACACAACATACTCATATGTATAATCAATATGACTTTGATATAAGTCTAGACTATACATCCATGAATAACCGGTTATTTTGCACATTTACCCCTTTAGATGAATTAGATTCATTAATATCCACTTTATCCGGTAGATATGACATTATGTACAATAAAATGTTCGTATTACATATTAAAAGTAATAACGAATATGCCATAACATATAATGTAGATCAGGGTAATGTAAATTTGATACCTGAAAATACTATTTTAGTACATAGAAAAAAGGAAACTAATTCACTTTATACTATAAATGCTTTAAATGAATTGATTAAGCGTTTAAACGGTGGTGTGGTTGATACTCAATTCCCGATAAATTGGCAACACTACAAAAATTGCATACTACTTACCCAACATAATGAGATTAAGCAACTCAATACAAAAATCTTTCGTATTGTGGAGCTATAAGAAAGTTTGGCTTTCAAAATAAAGGTTAGTATATTTAAAAGTTGTAATATTAAATAAGTTATATTTTATGAATCTAGATGCGATTAAGCAGAAGCTAGAAGCTATGCAGAAGACCACTTCAGGAGGAGGTGGCAACAAAACAAAAAACTTTAAGCCATCTATTGGTAAACAAACTATTCGAGTTGTGCCTTTTAAGTACAACAAAGAATATCCGTTTATTGAGATGAAAATGTATTACGGAATTGGAAGCCGTAAAGTCATTGCTTCACCATTGAATTGGGGTGAAAAAGATCCTATTGCTGAATTTGCTAAACAGTTAAGAGGAACAAATGACAAAGAGAACTGGAAATTAGCTAAAAAGTTAGATCCTAAAGTTCGTATCTTTGCTCCTGTTATTGTTAGAGGAGAAGAAAGTGAAGGTGTTCGTATGTGGGAATTTGGTAAAGAAATTTACGAAGCATTCTTACAAATGGCAGCTGATGAAGAAGTAGGTGATTTCACAGACATTATGACAGGTCGTGATATCAAGTTGGTAACTGTTGGACCTGAAGTTACAGGAACTAAATACAACAAAACAACTATTTCACCGTCAATGAAAACTTCAGTTTTATCTAATGATGAAAGTGAATTAGAGTCATGGTTAGAAGATCAAGTAAATCCTAAAGAATCTTACAAACAGCTTCCTTTTGACGACATCAAAGCCGCTTTACAAGAATGGTTATCACCAGAAGAAGATGAAGATGAAGTTGAAGAGGAAGACGAGGTAAAAGAAGAACCGAAATCAAATTATAGCTTGTCAACAAAACCGGCAGCTAAAAAATCTAAAGAAGATAAATTCGACGAATTATTCGGTGACGATGATGATGAGGATGCTCCATTCTAATTAAAGTAAAACATGGCTAAAAAATCACTAACAGAGGCTGCAGACAAAGAAATCAAGTCAAAGTTTAGCCTCGATAAATTTAAGCAAAATAAAGGGCTTTCATCAAACGTTAAGTTTAAAGAACCAAAGTGGATCCCGTTCTCGCAAGCATTACAAGATGCTTTGTCGATACCCGGGATCCCAATGGGTCACTTATCAATGGTTCGTGGTAAAAGTAACACAGGTAAATCTACTATGACTATTGAAGTAGCAGTAAATGCTCAAAAAATGGGAGTATTGCCTGTATTGATTATTACGGAAATGAAACATGATTGGAACCACTGGAAAACAATGGGGTTCCAAATCGAAGATGTAGTAGATGAATCAACAGGTGAAATAATTGACCAGACTGGGTTCTTTATTTACCGAGATAGAAGTACCCTAAACTCAATTGAGGATATAGCAATGTTTGTTATTGACTTATTGACGGAACAAAAGAAAGGTAATTTACCGTACGATCTTTTATTCATATGGGATTCAGTAGGTTCTATACCATGCCAAATGAGTATCGAGCAAGGTAAAAACAACCCGATGTGGAACGCAGGAGCGATTGCTACTCAATTTGGAAACTTTATTAACCAACAAATCATAATGTCTCGTAAAGAAAGTTCAAAATACACGAATACATTATTTGTAGTAAATAAAGTAGGAGTAGCACCCGCATTAACACCAATGTCACAACCAAGAATGACAAACAAAGGTGGAGATACGATCTACTATGATGCTTCTTTATGTTTAACGTTTGGGAATGTTACAAATGCTGGTACATCTAAAATTTCCGCAACTAAAGACAAGAAAAAAGTTGAGTTTGCATTGCGTACTAAAATTGCTTGTGATAAGAATCACATCAATGGTATTACTACTATAGGTACTATTGTATCTACTATACATGGTTTTATACCTGATTCATCTGGAGCAATTGACAAATATAAGAAAGCACACTCAAACGAATGGGTTAACATTTTAGGTGAAGGAACATATTCTATTTACGAGGACAACTCAGAATGGGATGAGAAAGCAGCTACACCAGATTTATTTGAAGACGAAGATTAATTTATGAAAAAAGACTTATTAGACCTTCTTAGTAATGTACAAGAAGATGGGCCGGAAATAGAACAACATGAGCGTTATATGCTAATTGATGGGTTGAACTTATTCTTTAGGAATTTTAGCGCTATAAACACAGTAAACTCAAACGGTGCCCACATTGGAGGTTTAGGAGGATTTTTTCGATCACTTGGAACTCTAACCCGTCAGATACAACCCACCCAGATCATAGTTGTATTTGATGGGACTGGTTCCTCAACTAATCGTAAAAACATTATACCTGAGTATAAGTCTAATAGAGGTCAAGGTCGTGTTACTAAACATGAATTATTCGATGATGTTGAGGAAGAAGATGAATCTAAAATAGCACAGATTACTCGCATCATACAATACTTAAAAACATTACCTGTTAAAATTCTTACATTGAGTAGAGTGGAAGCAGATGATGTAATAGCATTTTTAAGTAAAGAGCTTCCGAAACACGAGAACGATAGAGTATTTATAGTGTCAAGTGATAAAGATTACCTTCAACTGGTAGATCAGCAAACAATAGTGTATAGACCAATTGAAAGAGAATTTTACACCGAGGACACTGTAAAACAAGAGTTCAATTTAGAACCACACAACTTTATTCTGTATAAAACATTACTAGGTGACCAATCAGATTCACTACCAGGAATTAAGGGGTTAGGTGTTAAGAAATTGTATAAGCTTTTCCCTGAATTAGCATATGAAGATAAAATGTCACTTAATGACATATTAGATATATGTGAGAAAAAACTCAAAGAACATGTGATATATGCTAGAGTTTTAAGTGATGTTGAATTACTAGAAAATAAGTATAAAATCATGGATTTGTCTAACCCAATGATAAGTGAAAAAGACAAAGGAAATCTAATTACCTATTTAGAAAATACAGAGTTAGAATTCCATCCAGACGCATTTGTGAAGATGTGCAATGAAGATCAATTGGATAGTTTGTTAAGAAATGTAGACTTTTGGGTCAAAGACAACTTTCAAGATTTATTGGCTTCAAAATAAAAGTTTCGTATATTTAAAAATAAAAGTTATAAGATGACACTACAATCAATAGATGAGTATGGTCAATCCTTTCAAATGAAAGTGATTTCGGCCTTACTAACACACAAAGAGTTTTTACAGAATATCAACGATGTATTAAGTGATGAATATTTTGCTAATCCTGCTCATAAATGGATTATAAACGAAATATTAAAGTATTACCTTAAATACCACACAACAATTTCTATGGATATTTTAAAAGTAGAAATGAAGAAATTGGATAATGAGGTGTTAAAGGTTTCTGTAAAAGAACAACTTAGAGAAGCATATAAAGCAGATATTGAAGATTTAGAGTATGTACAAGAAGAATTTTCAACGTTCTGTAAAAACCAACAGCTTAAAAAAGCCTTATTAAGTAGTGTTGACCTACTAAAAGCTGGAGATTATGAATCAATCAAATATATGATTGAGTCAGCTATGAAAGCAGGCCAAGACAAGAATATAGGCCATGAATATAAACGCGACACTGAGTCACGATATAGAGAAGATCATAGGTCAATTGTTCCAACGCCTTGGCCTGCCATCAACGATCTTATCCAAGGTGGATTAGGTAATGGAGATTTAGGCCTAATATTCGGTAATCCGGGCGGAGGTAAATCATGGACGTTAGTTGCTTTAGGTGGTTTTGCAGTACAAATGGGGTATAATGTTATTCATTACACTTTAGAGTTAAGCGAATCATATACAGGAAGAAGATATGACGCTTTCTTCACAGGAATACCGGTTGACCAACTAGAAAAAAGTAAAGACCAAGTAGACGCGGTAGCAGCTGAAGTACCAGGTGAATTGATTATTCGTGAATTTGCAATGGGAAAAACAACTATAGGTACTATAGAATCCCATATACAGAAAGTAAGGGATTTAGGTATACAACCAGACTTAATCATTATTGACTACATAGATCTTCTTTCAACAAGAAAAAGAAATGTTGATCGTAAAGGTGAGATAGATGATATTTATACTAGCACCAAAGGGTTAGCTAGAGAATTAAATTTACCAATTTGGTCGGTTTCTCAGGTAAATCGCGCCGGTGCTAAAGATGACGTTATCGAAGGAGATAAAGCAGCTGGATCGTACGATAAAATGATGATCACAGATTTATCTATATCGTTATCGAGGAAAAAAGAAGACAAAGTAAATGGGACTGGAAGGCTCCATATCATGAAAAATAGATATGGAATGGATGGTCTTACATTTCAAGTTGATGTAAATACATCTACTGGGCATATAGAAATTGGTGAAACATATAATGAAGATGAGAAACCACAAACTTCTAAATCTCCAAGAGATATAGAAAATTTTGATGAACTAGACAGACAAATGTTGTCGAATAAATTTTTTGAATTAAACGCATGATAACAGAATTAAGACCCCACTACAAACCGTTTGAATACCAAATTGCGTTTGAGTTCTACAAAGATCAACATAGAGCCCATTGGCTAGCAGATGAAGTACCACTTTCTTCAGATTTGAATGATTGGAAACTTAAATTAACCGAATCAGAAAAAAATCTGATGGGTAACATTTTAAAGTCATTCGCTCAAACAGAAACGTATGTAAACGACTATTGGGCAACCAAAGTAGCAGTATGGTTTCCTAAACACGAAATCAAAGCTATGGCGTGTGCATTCGCTGATTTTGAAAGTATACATGCCGAAGCATATGCTCGTTTGAATGAGGAACTAGGTTTAGATGATTTTGAAGCGTTTATGGAAGACGAGGAAGCAAAAGCTAAAATCGATCGTTTAGTTGAAATGCCTGGAGAAACATTACGTGAAAAAGCACTTTCATTAGCTGTATTTTCTGCATTTACTGAAGGTGTAAATTTATTTTCTTCATTTGCTATCCTAATGTCGTTCCAATTACGTAATTTGATGAAAGGAACCGGACAAATTGTAGAATGGAGCGTACGAGATGAATCTTTACATTCAAAAGCTGGATGCTGGTTATTCAGAACATTAATAGAAGAAAACCCAGAATTGGATAACCCAATGATGACAATCGATATTTATGAAGCATGCGAAATATCAGTTGGGTTAGAGTTTGACTTTATAGATAAGGCATTTGAGATGGGTGATATTGAAGGTTTAAACAAAGAACAGTTAAAAAACTTTATCAAAGAACGTGCCAACCAAAAACTTATCGAATTAGGTTACAATCCTTTATATAACGATATTGACCCTAACCTTTTAAAACAAATGGAATGGTTCGGACATTTAACAAGTGGTAAAACACACCAAGATTTCTTTGCAAATCGAGTAACAGATTATTCAAAATCAACCGCTGATTGGAGCGATTTATAAAATATTTATTATAATGAAACTAATAGATATATTAAAAGAAAGTCTTAATTTAAAAGCAGGAAATATATACCCTGACATAACTTTAACCCCATCCCCTACAGATATGGGAGGTAAAACGTATAAAATTAAAAATAAAGATAAAGAAGAAATAGGAGCAGTTGTTGTAAAAGACATAGATGGAATTGAAAACATAATTTACTCAATATTCATATTACCAGAATATAGAGGAAAACACTACGCTTTACCAGTATATGTAAATTTAGCAAAAATGTTAGGAAGTGTATGTTCTGGTGAATATAGAGAAGATGGTACTCCTACATCATTTGTAAGTAAAGATGCTGATAAAATATGGAAAAGATTAAAAGAAATATATCCTATTGAAAAAATAAAAATACAAGGAAATAAATTTAGATATTGTTTAAATAGCAAAAAGTTATGAGCATACAAGTAGACACAACAAACTGGATTAAAGGAAAACATTATCCAACATGGATGAATGAAATCGGTTTATCAATGATTTCTAAAGGTTACCTATTACCCGATGAAGATGTATTTGACGCGTTTAAACGCGTTTCAAGAGCAGCAGCTAAACGCCTAAAACGCAAAGACCTACAACCGTATTTTTACGAAGCGATGGTAAAAAATTGGCTATGTTTAGCTTCACCTGTTCTTTCAAATTTAGGAACAGAACGTGGAATGCCTATTTCATGTTTCGGAATTGACACAGACGATTCAATTGAAGGAATTGCAGGAGCAAATTCAGAGCTAATGCGTTTATCTTCTCAAGGTGGAGGAGTTGGAATAGGTGTATCTCGCATTAGAGGACGCGGTAGAGAAATCTCAGGCAATGGAGTATCTGAAGGTGTAGTTCCATGGTGTAAAATTTATGATTCAACTATTTTAGCAACAAACCAAGGTTCAGTTAGACGAGGTGCTTCATCTGTTAATTTACATATTAACCACCCAGATATTGAAGAATTTTTACAGATTCGTAGACCAAAAGGTGATGTTAACCGCCAATGTTTAAACTTACACCAGTGTGTTGTAATTAACGATGAATTCATGAACCGAGTTGAGGAACGTGAACCTAAAGCATTAAAACTATGGGGCGAAATCTTAAAAACACGTTTAGAGACAGGTGAACCATATCTAATGTTTGAGGACAATATCAACAATGCAAATCCTGAAGCGTATAAAAAGAATAATTTGAACGTTTCAATGACAAACATATGTTCTGAAATTGCTCTTTATACAGACCCATTACATTCATTCATTTGTTGTTTGTCTTCATTAAATTTGGCTAGATGGGATGAATGGAAAGAATATACATTTGATAATGGTATGACTTTACCTGAATTAACATGCTGGTTTCTAGAAGGTGTATTACAAGAATTCATTGACCGTTCTAAAAACATCAAATTCATGGAAAATACTCACCGCTCAGCTACTAAAGGTAGAGCAATCGGAATTGGAGTATTAGGGTGGCATACATTTTTACAAGAAAAAGGAATCCCATTTGCAGGTTTACAAGCAAACTCTTACACACGTTTAATGTTTGATTTTATTGAAAAAGGAGCTTTAAAAGCATCCCGAGACCAAGCAGTAGAGTATGGAGAACCAGAATGGTGTAAAGGAACAGGAATGCGCCACACACACCATTTAGCAATCGCTCCTACAGTATCAAATGCCCATATTTCAGGCGGAGTATCACCTTCAATTGAACCAATCCCAGCAAACGTATACAATCTAAAAACAGCTAAGGGTACATTCATTAAACGTAACCCAACACTAGAACGTTTACTTGAGGAAAAAGGATATAACATTGATAGCGTTTGGGAACAGATATCTAAAGATAAAGGTTCAGTTATGGGGTTACCTGATTATATCTTAACAGATGAAGAAAAGGAAATATTCTTAACATTTAAAGAAATCAACCCATATGAAATAGTACGCCAAAATGGAATCAGACAAAAATATGTTGACCAAGCTATCTCGCTAAACTTAACATTCGATCCTTCAGATTCACCAAAATATATTAGTGATGTGCATAAGTTAGCATGGAAAGAAGGTATCAAAACGTTGTATTACATGCGTTCTGAAAGTATTTTAAGAGGAGATGCTATCCAAAGAGATGACAACTGTATAGCATGTGAAGGGTAAGAAAACTCTAAAAAATTTTTTTAAGGCTAGGGAACACCTAGCCTTTTTTTAATATGTATAAACAAAACATATTATGACACCACTAATTGCTGACTCAACACAAACACAAATGCCTGATTTTGGCGTTTTCGGACAATTAGCTGATTATGGACCAATAGGATTGGCTGCATTAGCTTTAGGTTACGTCGCATGGATCTTTATTAAGAGAAATATGGCTGAAAAAGACAGGTTACTTAAACAATCTGAATCAAACAAACCTAAAACACGTAAGAAAAAATGATACTACAAGCTCAATTTGGAATTTTTGAAACATTGACACAATATGGTGTGCTTGGATTTGCAGTGCTAGGTCTTGGTTATCTTTGCTGGCATTTTTTGAAAAAACTAATGGAGAGTGAAGAAGCTTTAAGAGCTAGAAATGAAGAACTAGAAACAGAAATTAGAGAAGAAGCGATGGAACAAATCAAATCCTCTAAAACTTCATTTGAAGCCCTAAAAGACACTATTTCAATGCTTATCAACCACAAGAAAAAATAATACATGAAAAAGATCAAACTAGTGCTAATCAGCTCAGGACTTGCTTTAATCTTACTAACATGCTTACAGGTTTTTTCAGCTGGAAAAGGGCATGTTGACGTAGTAAAAGATAATATAACATTAAATACTAAAGTAACAACATTAACAACTCAAAATAAACAACTTAAAACAAAAGTAACAAAATTAACAACACAAGTTACACAATTAAAAACAGCAAACGATACACTTCAACAAATTATAGACCCACAACCTGAATCTGAACCAGAAGTTAAACCTTTAACACCTGCAGAAGAATTAGCTAAAAAAGTCCAAAAACAAATAACACCAAAAAGAAAAAAAATAAAAAATGAAAAAGCTTCTACTGATAATCCTGATAATGGTTCCGGCTTTAGCATTAACGCAATATCCGATCCAGAAGGTAATTAATGGGGATTCGGTAGTGATAATGACTACCCAACAAGGTAGAGATATTAACATCAAATTTGAAAAACAGAAAAAAAAGATTGCTGAATTAAATAAACAAATAGATAGTCTAAAACAAATCCAACCAGAAAAAATTTACATATCTGAAAGAACTAATGAATCTTTTTACCAAAGTAAAGTAAAAAAATTAGATACACTTGAATGTTGGTTAGATAATGCTGCAAGAAAAAGTTCAATTATATTCTATTTTGAAGGTGATATTGTTGCGATAGATCTATCTGATTATAGTCTTAAAAATATTTATAAGGGAAGTTTTCACTTCGTACAAAAAAGACCAAGATATTTAGAGAATGAATTCTCTGATGAGCCTATCCGGAAATGGGAATTAGTTATGATGAATAGAAAGTTAAAATATAAAAAACTAAAATTGTAATTATGAATTTCTTAAAACAATTGATTAGCGATGACAACCACTACAATGAAAAAGCTTTCGTTGGTGTTGTTTCGTTTTTCGCGATGGTGTTTACCCTACTTACTGACGTAATCACAGGTATATTGGGTATTAAATTAGTAATCCACGAATTTATATTCGACGGATTCATGTTCTTAACAATAGCTTGCTTTGGTATTTCGCAAGTGGGTAAAATTAACCTTAAAAAAGATAAAAAAGAAAAAGAATGAGTTTAAAAAGTCTACAAGAAAAAATTGGAGTTACAGCAGACGGAGCGTTTGGTCCTGGTACTATGAAAGCCGCTATGACGTTCTACAAATTAACTCCTGTACGTGCAGCACACTTCTTTGCACAAACAGCACACGAAACAGGTGGTTTCAAAGCATTTAGCGAAAACCTAAACTACTCTGCACAAGGTTTACAAGGTATCTTTGGAAAATACTTCCCAGGAACATTAGAAGAATCTTATGCTCGTCAACCAGAAAAAATCGCAAACCGAGTTTACGCATCTCGTATGGGTAACGGAGATGAAGCTTCAGGAGACGGATGGAAATATAGAGGACGTGGTGCTCTTCAATTGACTGGAAAAGCAAATTATCAAGCATTTGCAGAATATTTGAAAAAACCAGAAGTATTGACTACACCAGATCTAGTTGCTACAACATATGCATTTGAATCTGCAATGTTCTTCTTTGATAAAAACAAATTGTGGTCAATTTGTGATCAAGGAGTAAACGATGCTGCTATCTTAGCGTTGACAAAACGTATCAATGGTGGTACACATGGTTTGGATGACAGAAATGCTAAAACTAAAAAATATTACGAATACGTGAAATAATGGCTAAAATTAAAGAAACCACTTATAGAGCTAGAGAAGAAGTTAAGGTGTCTCGTCCGGGGATACACTCTAAAACAAAAATATCTAAACTTAAATCTTCTAAGAACTATCGAAAAGCTTATAGGGGGCAAGGTAAATAAAAGGTAGTTAATTTTTTTAGGGAGCTTGGATCTTAGATTCAAGCTTCTTATATTTAACTCAAAAATTAAGTATGAAAGAAAGATTTTTACCGTATTTCATTTTACTATGTGCTGTTGGGTTATCTGCAACAGCAGCATACTATAGTGTTATAGGTTTGTCTGTTTTATTTGCTAGTGTAGCCATTCCTGTCATAATAATGGGTTCATTTTTAGAGATATCTAAAATAGCTATAGCAACTTATTTACACGACAAATGGAAAGAAACATATACTATGTTAAAAGTATATTTAACAGTAGCATTAGTAGTGTTATCCTTTATTACGTCATTAGGAATATATGGGTTGTTATCAAATGGTTTCCAAGAAAACATAACTAAAATGGAAATCGGAGATAAGCAAATCAAGAACATAGAAGTAAAGAAATCTCGATTCGAGGAAATTAAGCAAGAACTCACTACAGAAAAACAAACACTAAATAAAGACATATCTCAACTCCGAAACGCTTTATCTACAAACACTACAACACAATCTGTAGACCGTAAAACAGGCCAAATAACAACTAGAGCAAACGAAGGAAACAGAAAAGCATTTGAAAACCAATTAAACTCAGCAATTGGAAATAAGAATGAAGTATCTAAAAAAATAAACGCTTTAAACGATAGTCTAACAAATCTAGAAATCCAAATACTAGATATGAGATCTAAAGCCGAACTAGGAAACGAGTTAGGCGCTATAAAATATGTTAGTGAAATGACTGGAAAACCAATCAAAGAAGTAGCCAACATATTCATATTACTCTTAATATTTGTATTTGACCCATTAGCTATTACATTAATAATAGCCACAAATCAGGCGTTTAAACAGACAAAAAACGAACCTAAACCGCAAGACACGCCTGAACAAGAACACCAACCGGATCCGGCAGTAGATGAGGAAATTAGAGCAGTTGAAGACGAAATTCAAAGAACAAGTCAATCCGGAGCCTCACATAGAAAAATGGCTGATGCCTTAAGCGGATTACATGATAGGTTATTTAACCTTCGAAAGAAAAAAGATGACGATAACGTAAAAACATATTAAAAGTTATGCAAGCAGTTCTAAACAAAAAGTTACGATTACCCAAAGAGCCCGAATTCATAGTACTAAATGAATACGCTCAAGTATTTTCAGGATTAAGAGGTGGCTACCCAGAATTTTCAGATGATTGGGATAAAGCTAAACCATTATGGAATGTAAATCAAGTTAAAAACATACAACATGGTACTAATTACAAAATTGAAATCTGCTATCTGTAGATGGTGGAAAAGAAACATTGTGGACGATTGTCCTGAACACTTAAACGATAAATTTTAATATGGCACTATCACCTCAATCAATCAGAAAAGGAACAACTATTTCGTTCAACGGAATAGAAGTAACCAAAGAACAAGTAATTCAAGCAAGTCATGAATGGAATGATGCGCAAATCGATTTCTTTAAGAAAATGCTCAAACAAGGTGGGCAATTTAGAATTAACGGCGTGTTAATCAGTACAAAACCAACAGAAACGTTACTAACGTCTCGTGGAGAAAAAGATGGTGGAGTGCAAAAAGTAGACCCTTTAGCAAGATTTTAATATGAAACAATTATATATTCATGGAGGTAAAGCATATCTTATTTTAAAACGAGTGCAGGCTGATAAATTTAACCTAAAAGGAGACGAACCGGATCTAGAATATGTTAAAACATACCGCGACTGGGTTGGTTCGGATCACGTTTTAAGGGACCAAACTCATTTCTTATTTTGCGAAACTATTCCTGATATAGAGTTTGAGGAAATTTTGGAGGACCAAATTTAAGTTCTTATATTTAAGAAAATAAAAGTTATGACAGAAAAAGAAATTCAATTATTAGGTTTTGAAAAACAAATACAGGAAGAAACCCATTGCAAAGACTTCGATGGAAATGAGTGGTTTGAAGATGGATTCCACTATTACACATACGATATTACAAACGGTTTAACGTTCATTTCACCGTCCAATGACGAAATAGATGAAGATGGTTGGTATGTTGAAATATTCAACACTGAAGACCCAATCCGTTTCTTTAAGTTTGAGGAAGTTCAATCGTTAATTAATCTATTACAAAAACATTTAATTAAAAAATAATGGAACAGACAGCAGTAGAATGGTTGGAAGAAAAATGGAATAAATATGATGCATCTATTGGTAAAGCTCAATTTAGATTATTTTTAAAACAAGCCAAAGAAATGGAAAAAAAACAAATGTATAGTAAAGGAGATTACTGTGCCGTTTGTGGAAGCAGAGAATTTTTTAACGATGAAGAAGAATAAAATGCACTATTACCCTCAACCAGGAGAAAAATGGCAACACTATAAAGGTGGACAATATGAAATTGTTTGCATGTGTAACCATACAGATACAGATGAAGTACTTGTAATCTACAAATCACTTTCGTTTGGTGGATTCCATGCTCGCCCATACAGTGAGTGGCATGAGCAAGTAAGAACAGAAAAGATACTAACCTATGAGCAACCAATATATAGATTTACAAGAATATAAATGGATAAAAAAACAAAAGAGTTTCTTGATAAAGTAGATAAACTTTGTCATGAATATGGTTATGAAATAAAACCAACCAACCCCATTCCAAATGGTGAATATCCAACTATATCCATCGTAGGCAACGATGAATTGGTAAAATTAGTATACATTGATGGAGAAGGGATTGGCATTAATTAAAAATTAGAAATATGAACACACTCGATAAACAATACCAAGCCTTACTCCAAGACATCTTAGACAACGGTGTCCGTAAACAAGACCGTACTGGTACAGGAACTATTAGTTTATTCGGAAAACAAATCCGTCACAAAATGTCAGAAGGTTTTCCATTACTAACCACAAAGAAAATGCCATTCCGTTTGATAGCAACTGAATTGATATGGTTTTTGCGTGGTGATACAAACATTAAGTTTCTTGTAGATAACGATTGTCATATTTGGGATGGTGATGCGTATAAGAACTATTGTAACTGGTATAATCAACAAGAAGGTTTTATGCAGCCACCAAAACATAATATAGAATCTTTTATTGAAAGAATAAAAACCGATGATGAGTTTGCTAAAAAGTGGGGTGAATTAGGTCCTGTGTATGGTAAGCAATGGAGAAATTGGACTTATCTAACTAGAGAACAAAAAGAAGATATTGATGGAATCGATGAACTTATTTGTGGAGTAGATACGTTTGATAGTTATAGATCCTACAGAACATTTGACCAAATCTCAAACCTAATCAATGACCTTAAAACAAACCCAGATTCAAGACGGTTAATGGTTAATGCTTGGAATGTTGGAGAATTGGATTCAATGGTACTTCCACCTTGTCATTATGGATTTCAAGTTTATACAAGAGAGTTGAGCATAAAGGAGAGACTAGATTTAGCATCAAAAACATATTCAGTGTTTGATCCGTCTGATTTTGTCAAATGCACCCATGATGAAATTGATGAATTATATCCTGTACCAACACGAGCAATCTCTTTAATGTGGAATCAACGTTCAGTAGATACATTTTTAGGTTTACCATTCAACATTGCTTCTTACGGTTTGCTATTAGAAATCATTGCCAAAGAAGTTAACATGGTTCCTGATGAATTGATTGGAAACTTGGGTGATACGCATTTGTATTTGGATCACATTGAACAAGCCAAAGAACAGATTGGTAGAGCATTGTCTGACGAAGAAAGATATAATATTTGGTTCAATAACAACTATGAAACTGGTATGGAAAGGTTTTTTGATCCAAACAACTTGCCAAACTTTGATGACCCTTATTGGGAACCAACACCCAAACGAACAAGAGAACCATACCCCCTACCAACTCTAAACATCAACACAGAGTTTTGGCCTTATGAAGGTGGTGAGTGTGGGGAAGGTCCATTAGATGCAATAGCAGTATTAGAAGGTTTCCACAATGACCACTTCTGTAAGTGTTTGTTAGAAGAAGATTTACAATTAAGTAATTACCAAGCACACCCACATATTAAAGCACCTTTGTCGAATTAGACCATATTTATATTAAACCATAAACTATGAAAAAATCAGAATTACAACAAATTATTAGGGAAGAGATTAGTAAAACACTAAGTGAAATGAATTCTAACAATATTACTGTAAAGTTAAACATCCCAGGTTATCGAGAAACTATCAAAATCACGAATAAAGATGATATTGAAGACTACAAAAAGATATGGCGTAGCAATGAAACAGCTTTTGGTGAAGATCTTTACAATGTAAAATCCTCTGCAGAACACTCAGCAGCTTTAAGAATCTACCAGAACTCAAAAAAGATAAAATAAAAATATCTCTATCAATCACACCCTAAAATAGTAGCACCTTTATCGAATTAAGTTATGAATAGAAAAAAGAAAAGCATTCTACATGAAACTGTAGATATCAAGGGAGCGAAAACAACTCCATGGGAACTAATTCGAGAAACCACAGTAAATTTTTTATGGGGTTTTATGGGTAATTCGATGGTAGTTTTTATGTCTAAAGGGTTAGACGCAGCTGTTTTCCTTAATTTCGCTTTATATTACACCCTAATTTCCTACATCGTAAATAGAGCTAAATACGAAACACGTCTAGGAAAATTCATAGTTTTACCTATCTCGGCTGCTGCTGGAGCGTATACTGGGTATAAAGTAGCTCAATTAGTATCTTCCTTATTTTAAAGTTTGGCAAAATAAGATTTTCTTCTTATATTTAAGTTATAGAGTTAGAATGAGAAATATGAAACAAACTATTTTTATTGTAGAAGCTAGTTTTGGTAGCTGGGAGGATGCACATACTAGAGTGTTGAAAGCATTCTTCACAAAGGAAGATGCGGATCGGTATGTAGCCAAAGCTGACAAGATCCTTACGGCAATGTCTGAGCATATTGCTGAAGCATTTGCAAAAACAAGGTTAGATACCGACA